CGGTGGCTCCCTCCTTGATTTCGAGTTCACCGCCGATGACGGTTTTATCGCCGCCCGGTTCGGTATAGTTCTTGGAGTTATAGCTCATAGGGGTACCTCCTTACGCCTTCTGCTGAAGGACTTTCACGGCCTCCGGAAGCACGAGCTTGCCGTCCACGCGCTCCTTGGCAACATAGCCGATCATGCCGTTGCCAGCGAAGAGCTCACGAAGCTCTGCGAAGGAACGAGTGCCACGGTCGCCAATGTTGTAGTAGGAGATGTCACCGAAGATGACGGACTTGCTGCCAGCAGCGACTGCGGGCATGAACTGCGAGGTGTAAACCGGATAGCCGAGCAGCTTGTCAGGCTCACCCGCAACGAGGGAAGGCTGCCACATGTACGCGCCATTGCCGTCCTTGAGCTTGCGGAGAATGGCGAGGGTTGCATCGTTGGTGATGAACACGGCCTTCTTGCGGTAAGGACGCTTGAGCGAGTAGATGAGGTTGATGATCTCGTCAGCGGTAATCGTGGTGGACGAAGCGGCAGTTACGCCGATTTCAGCGCCGCCAGTCGCAGCGAGAATGCCGAGAGGCTTGCCGGTACCGTTGCCGTTGAGGAAGGCGTCCTCCTCCGCGTTTGCGAGAGCCTTGCCGAACTCGTCGACAATGTACTTCTCAAGCGGGAAAGCGCTGTCGTAGAGCAGCTCCTCAGTAACCTTCACGGCGACATGGAGCTTGTGCGCGTCGAGATTGATCTGGGCGAAGGTCGCGTCACCGAAAGTGAGAGCGCCGCCCTCGTCGATCCACGCCGCAGCGGGAGTGGTAGCCGCGATGTTGATCTTGTGCGTACCGGAAGTGGTGATGCGGGTACCGAGCTTACGGATGATGTTGGCCTCGGTGAGCTTCTGGATGAGGCGGTTGTCGTACTCTTCGGGAACGAGATAGCCGCCGTCTTCTGCGACACCTTCCTGCATCACATTGCTGATCTGACGGAAGTTGGTGCGGAGGGCCTGAAGCATACCTTTGCGGTACTCATCGGAAGCGCGACCGGTCTTGACGGGTGCGTCCTTTTCGGCCTGCATGGGCTTGCCGGTGAGAGGCTTGGACACGGGCTTGTTGAGCTCGGCTTCGATTTCCTCACGACGCTCCATGCGATGGATGCTGTCAGTGAGCTGGGCGACCTCGGACTCCATGTCCTTATAGGTCTTGTCGTCTTCGGGAGAAAGGGTCCCCTTGTCGGTGGCGTGGGTATCGAGGAAAGCGTCCATCGCGCCCACGAGCTTGTTGCGCTTCTCGCGCATTTCAGTAATGGTCATTGTAATTTACCTCCATTAAATATATTTTTTGATGGTGTTGAGCTGCTCTCTGAGTTCCGTCACAGAGCGGCCTTCGGGTTTGTCCGGCTGGGCCGGTTTTGCATTGATCCTGCATTTTTCCGCGATCTTTCCCATCAGGGAGTTCATCACGGTTGCCTCCGAGAACATCACGGGGACCGCAGGCTGGGAATCATCGTCGGACACATCTTCACGGGAGAGCACTTCGTCTATGAAGCCGAGCTCCATAGCCTTGTTTGCGTTCATCCATGTTTCCGCGTCCATCAGATGCGAGATCTTCGCACGGGAGAGACCGGTCTTGATTTCGTAAGCGTTCATTATGCTTTCCTTGACCTCGGAGAGCATTTCGATTGCCTTTTCCATCTCAGCCTTGTCACCCATAGCGATGGTCATGGGGTTGTGGATCATCATCATGGACACAGGCGACATCAGCACCTTGGTACCGGCCATTGCAATGACGGACGCCGCTGACGCAGCAATACCGTCGATTTTGATGGTCACATTGCCTTTGTAATCGAGCAGCATGTTGTAGATCTGTGCTGCGGCCACACAGTCGCCACCCGGTGAGTTGATCCAAACGGTAATGTCTCCGGTGCCGGAGTTCAGCTCCTCCTTGAAAAGCTGCGGTGTAACATCATCGTCAAACCAGCTTTCCTCTGCGATTGTCCCGTTTAGGTACAGGGTCCTTGCTGCCGGAGTCGTCTCCGTCTGCGCCTGATTCTTCCACTTCCAGAACTTCTTCATCGGTGTTTTCCTCCTTTCCGTCATCGTTGTTTTTATTTGCAAATGCGCCTGCCTGATCGAGCGGGAGCATATTGCCGTTGATAAGGTAGAGATCACCTCCGGCCTCGGCAGGGATACGGTCGAGGTTTTCAAGCTCGCGGATGTCGTTTGCGCTCATCCAACCGTTCTGCCTTGCGGTGGCATAGCCGTTCATGCGGCTCTGGTAATCTCCACGGAGCAGACCTTCTAAGTTGAACTTCACGAAATACTTCTTCTTTTCGTCCGGGGAAAGAAGCGTCCGCATGATGGATTGCTCCCAGCGGATGACCCACGGATCGAGGGTGTATTTCACGAACTCCAAGGACTGCTGCTCAATATTAGAAAAGCTCGACTTCTCAAGGTCACCGACCATGTGCGGTGGCACCCTGAAAATTCGAGCGATTTCGTTGATCTGAAACTTTCGCGTTTCAAGGAACTGCGCCTGTTCCGGGGAAATGGAGATAGGCGTGTATTTCATGCCTTCTTCCAGCACGGCGATCTTGCCGCTGTTCTGGGAGCCTCCAAATTGTGACTGCCAAGCCTCTCTGACGCGCTGCGGGTCCTTGATGGTGCCGGGATGTTCCAGAACACCGGAAGGCGCAGCGCCGTTGGCGAAGAACTTAGCTCCGTATTCCTCGGTAGCGATGGCAAGACCGATGGCGTTTTTGGCCATTGCAATTGGGCTGTATCCGACGAGTCCGTCAAAGCCGAGGCCGGGAATGTGAAGCACATCGGAGGGCTTTAACACGACCGTTTCATTCTTGCCGCCGACCTCGTCAGTAGAGCACTGGTACTGGTAGTACAGATGCCCGTTCTCGTCGCGGTCCACAGTCATCTTGTTCGGCATCAGCGGATAAAGAGCAACGACCTCGCCCTTGCTGTTCCTTATAATCTGCGCGTAGGCATTACCCCAGAGAAGCAGATGCGTCATGAGCGTTTCCCGAAAGACGAAAGAACTCATCTCCGGGTTCGGCTCGTCGTGAAGTAGCAGGTAGAGTGAATGGTCCAGCGCTTTCTCCTTGCCGCCGTCGTCGTTATATCGATACACATGAAGCGGCAGTCCAGCGATGGCTTCCGCGAGAATGCGGACGCAGGAGTATACCGCCGTCATCTGCATGGCGCTTCGTTCCGTTACCGCTTTGCCGGAAGTGCTGCCGCCCATGTAAAAGGTGTAGCGCGATCCGGCTGTGCTGTTGGTAGGCTTGTCTCTTGACTTGAATAGTCCGCTGAAAATGCCCATATATCATCACCTCCGATTACAAAAATAAAAGACCACGAGTGTCGTAGACGCTCTCGGTCGTGTCGTTTCCGCACCGAATGGCACGGTCCAGCGCCATAACTGTTGCAACAGCGCCGTCTATCTTTTCCGTGGACTTTTCCTTGTCGGGTTTGATGTTCCCGGCAGGATCGGTCCTGACATAGATGTTATCCATCATCCAGCGGAGCACCGGATGGCCGCCGTGCGCCACGCGTTCCTCCAAGACCAGCTTCATGAGTTCCTTGGTAGGCGGGCTCATGTCTTTGAAGCCCTGCCCGAAGGGAACGACCGTGAAGCCCATACCTTCAAGGTTCTGAACCATCTGAACGGCACCCCAGCGGTCAAAAGCAATCTCGCGGATGTTGAACCGCTCACCGAGGTGCTCGATGAACTTTTCAATGTAGCCGTAGTGGACCACATTGCCTTCGGTGGTCTGCAGGTAGCCTTGGCGCTCCCACACATCGTAAGGAACATGGTCGCGGTTCACGCGCTGGTCGATGTTTTCCTCCGGTATCCAGAAGTACGGGAGGATCACGAACTTGTCATCCTCGTCCAGCGGTGGAAACACCAGCACAAAGGCCGTGATGTCCGTGGTGGAGGAAAGGTCCAGCCCGCCGTAGCAGACGCGCCCTTCAAGGTCGTCCTCGCTCGTAGCAAAAGCGCAGCGATCCCATTTCTCCATTGGCATCCAGCGCACGGCCTGCTTGACCCACTGGTTGAGCCTGAGCTGACGGAAGGAGTTCTCCTCGGCAGGGTTCTGCTTTGCAGATTCGCAGGCGGCTTTCACCTTGTCGATGCCGACCGTAATGCCGAGAGAGGGGTTTGCCTTCTTCCAGACCTTCGGATCCGTCCAGTCGTCGTTATCATCAGCACCGTAGATCACCGGATAGAAGGTCGGGTCGATCTTGCGGCCCTCGATGATGTCCTTTGCTTTCTGGTGCGTTTCATAACAGATGGACTTGGTGTCCGTACCGGCTGTCGTGATCAGAAAGTAAAGCGGCTGCATACGCGCATCGCCGGAGCCCTTGGTCATAACATCAAAGAGCTTTCGGTTCGGCTGCGTGTGCAGCTCATCAAAGACCACGCCGTGAATGTTGAAGCCGTGCTTCGAGTATGCCTCTGCGGACAGCACCTGATAGAAGCTGTTTGTAGGAATGTACACGATACGCTTAGTGGCCGTCAGGATTTTCACCCTGCGGTTTAGCGCCGGACACATGCGGACCATGTCAGCCGCGACCTCGAAAACGATGGACGCCTGTTGACGATCCGCAGCGCAGCCATATACTTCAGCGCGTTCCTCACCGTCGCCGCAAGTGAGCAGAAGCGCGACCGCAGCCGCAAGCTCCGATTTACCCATCTTCTTGGGTATCTCAATGTAGGCGGTGTTGAACTGCCGGTAGCCGTTTGGCTTTATAATGCCGAACAGGTCCCTGATGATCTGTTCCTGCCAATCAATCAGCTTGAAGGGCTTTCCGGCCCATGTGCCTTTGGTGTGGCAGAGACATTCGATGAAGGAAACCGCGTAGTCGGCCTTGACTTTGTCATAGACGGAGTCCTTGGATTTGAACTTCGTCGGTGTGTATTTCTTCATTTGCCTCAAATAATCACCTCCAAAAAGGCATAAAAAATAGCCGCCATAAGCGACCGTCATAACGAGGAACAGAGCCATGCGGCTCATGTCCCAAGGGTATTTATTTACCGTGGTTTAGTGGTTTTCGGTGTGCAGGAGTATCTCCAGCGCAAGCTCCGTATCCGGGTCGGTGGGCTTGATGTCCCAGCCTCTGTCGTAGTTGCACACGGTTTCGCCGTTTCGCTGAAGCATCAGCTTGGAAATCCTGCCGCCGTCGATTCCGTACTCGGAGCCTTCGTCGTACTGCTTGTACCAGTAGTGGAAGATGCTCTCGTGAACCCGGAGGGTGCCTTCGTGCCAGAGGCGCTTTTCCTCGTTGGCGGGTACCGGGCTTACTTTGATCTTGAAAAGAAAGTCGCCGGTATTCGATACGCAGAAGTCCTCAACCGTACAGTTGCTGAAGCGATCCGGAATGTCGCGCATGCTGCCTTCAAAGTAGGTGGTGTCGAGCTTCCGGTTGGTGAGCGTCACGGTGGCGTTGCGGCTTATAAGGTCGTAGAACTGTTCCAGTTTGATCATCGTCGGTTCCTCCTTTACAGTTTGCTGTTTTCGTGTTCCGGCAGGGTCTTGAGGAAGGCGTCAACCTCCGCGAGGGTCTTGAAGAAGTCCTCGTAAGCGCCGAGCCCGCATTCCCGGATCACTCTGTAGTAGCCTTGGCGGTTCTTCAGGAGGCCGAGCTTGTTCTGTTCTGCGATCTTGCAGGCGGTGCGGGTAAGTTTGCCCATGCTCTTGATCTCGGTGTCCTTGCCTTTTTCAAATGCGCTTTTGCAGCCGGTGTGGTCGATGAATCTCATTGTGTTTTCCTCCATTCGGTTTTCCTTTTTGCATGTACATATATCACTCTAAACGCCTGAAATAGCAAGTCATTTAGCGCAAATATAGTACACAATCTTTCGGGGATTTGACCGGGCTGAAATTGTGTAGTTTAGCCTTCGCCGTAGA